TTTGAACAATTACGTAAAAGTGATGATTTAGATATTGAGGAAGAAGAAATGATGATTAATAATGTACAAGAAGATGTTGAAGATGTACAAGATGATTCGATAAATGGTGATATGCGTGCTATTAATCAAGACGCACCTGCTTATATGCGTGCTGCTGCTAGGCGTGGTTTAGAACTTAATGCTGATGGTCGAGGTGGCGCTGGTTTAACTGATAAAACAATTCGCGAAGCAAGATTAATGGCTAATGGTCAAGTTTCAGATGATAAGTGGATTCGCATTGCAGCATGGATCGCACGTCACATGCCAGATTTAGACGCACCAAAAAATAATAATCCTAACGATCCTCAATATCCGGGTCCGGGACTTGTTGCACATTTATTGTGGGGTTCAGGTCCAAGTAAAAGAGCAGCACAAAGAACAATGAAATATGCTGAGGGTGTTGTTGAAAGAATTCGCGCTGAAGAAGAACAAGCACGATGGGCAAGTGTAAATGTACAATTAAAGAAACAGAAAGAAGAAAAAATGCCATCTAAAGTTGAACGCCGTATTAATGATGTTAATTTTGAAATTCGTGTTGGCGAAATCGACGCTAATAAAATGACTTTTACAGGTTACGCTGCTGTATTTAATTCAGCAAGCGAACCACTACCATTTACTGAATACATTATTCCTGGTGCTTTTAGTCGTTCACTTAAATCACGTAACGAAATTAAATTATTTATGAATCACAACACAGATATTGTTTTAGGTTCAACTCGTGCAAAAACTCTTAGATTGTCTGAAGATTCAAAAGGTTTACTTGCTGAAGCAGTTTTGCCTGATACAACAGCAGGTAGAGATTTATCGATCCTTATGCAACGTGGCGATGTTAATTCAATGTCTTTTGGATTTAGCGTTCCAGCAAGAGGAGACAAATGGTCAGATGATGGTATGAGTCGTGAACTACACCAAATCAGATTGCATGAAGTGTCAATTGTTACAGGTTTCCCAGCATACGAAGCAACAACTGCAAGTGTGCGATCAATTGATGCTTTAGCAACCAGAACAGGTATGGACGCTGATACTTTGGCTGACGCTTTAACCAGACTTGAAGCAGGCGAAACTCTTTCACCTAATCATGCTGATGTAATCGGCGAAGCAGTATTTAAATTAAAAGAATCAAATCCTAGCGTTGATGATTTACTAGAAATTAAAAGAAAACAACTCGATCTACTATTTAAGGCGATCTAATGAATAAAGAACAAATCAAATCAGCAATATTAAAAACAGCAGGAAATCCAGAATCAGGCGCTATCGCCGATTTAGTTGATCAAATGGTTGAAGCAATTTTAAACATTGATAAACCAGAAGTTAAAAAATTTAATCCGGTTTCTGAAACTCGCGTAATTGAGTCTAAAGAAATTCGTTAAAAAGTATGTAATAATTCTATTAACGACTTTGAGCGTGAGCCGCCAAGTTTGTTAATTTACTGCATTTGAGTGAGCCTCATGCAGATTCAAATCAATGCAGTAAAACCTACCCAAAAATAAGGAAAACAATGTCTGAATATATTAAAGTTCAGCACGAAGCACGCCAAAAAGCATGGCACTCTGCAAAAGAAATTCTTGACAGAGCAGCCGCTGAAAAGCGCGATCTTACTGCTGAAGAAAACGAACAATACGCAAAAATTTCTGTTGAATTAGACGAACGCGCCCGCGTTATCGAAACAATTTCAAAAGATGAAAAGCGTGAATTAGCAGCAGCAGAAGCAATGTCAAATGTTGATTTTGCAACTGCAACTCTACAAGCAAAGAGCGATGCAGAAATGATTCGTTCTATGGCTCGTGGCGAAATTCGTTCATACGAATTCCAAAAGCGCGACATTACCGGTGGTTCAACAGGCGCACCTGTTCCAACATCATTTTATGATCGCGTTCTTATGCTTGCCCGTTATGTTGGTGGACCATTAGAAACATCAACAATTTTGAATACTGCAGGTGGCGAGAATTTACAAATTCCATCACAAGCAACCTATTCCAGCGGAACAGTATTTGCACAAGGTTCAGCAATTGGTGAATCCGATCCAACATTTAATTCTTTTGTAACTCTTGGAGCATTTAAGTATTCTTTCTTGACCCAAGTTTCTCGCGAATTAATTGAAGATGCCGGTGTGGATATTCTCGGATTTATCGCCGAGCAAACAGGAAATGCACTTGGCTATTCTGTAAACGACGCATTAACAAATGGAACTGGTACAACACAACCAACAGGTTTGTTCACAGTTGCAGGTTCAGGCGTTGCAGGAACTTCACTATCTCCAACAGCAGACAACTTAATAGATCTTGTTTATTCAGTTGATACAGCCGGAAGAAGATTACCGGGCGTTGGATTTATGATGGGTGCAGCACAAATTGCAAACGTACGTAAATTAAAAGATAGCGCTGGACAATATTTATTCAGTCCATCACTAACTGCAGATTCACGCGATTTGCTACTTGGATATTCAATCTACGAAAATCCAACAGCACCTACAGCAGGTTCAGCAAAGAGACCGGTTATATTTGGTCACTTGCCAAGTTACATAGTTAGAACTGTTGGCGGAATTCGTTTAGATCGTTCAGACGATTATGCTTTCAATACCGACCTAGTAACTTTCCGTGCAACCTATAGAGTGGACGGAAATCTTCCACAAACTAGCCACATTAAATACTTTAAGAGTTCAAACTCCTAATAGTAATTAATCCCTAGACCAGAAACCCCGACAGAGCGCAGGCTGTTGGGGTTTCTGCTTTTGTATGTGTAGGATTTATTTACCTGCGATTTATATGGAGAACCTGCGTGGATAAAAAGCAAGCGAATAATCAAAAATCAAACATTGCATCTTTAATGAATAAAAAACTTAATCAAGATCATCAACCAAGAATTTTATGGAACTCTAATGCACCTTGGGCACCAACCGGTTATGGTATGCAAACAGCACAAGTCGTTAGAAGATTAAAACAAAACAATTATGATGTTGCAATTGCACCAAATTATGGTTTAGAAGGTGCTTCAACTATTTGGCCAACTCAATTTGGTGATGTTGAAGTTTATCCTCGAGGCGATGAAAATTATTCAAACGATGTTGTTCCAGCGCACATGTACGACTGGGCGAAACGAAATCCTGACGCAAAAAATCTTTTAATTACTCTTTATGATGTTTGGGTTTTTAAAGGTAAAAAATGGGCAGATTGGAATGTTGCTTCTTGGGTTCCTATCGATCATTTACCTGCACCTCATGATGTTATTAAATGGTGCAAACAAGATTTTGTTACCCCTATTGCTATGAGCAAATATGGTAAAACAATGATCGAAAATGTTGGTGTTGAATCTGAATACGTTCCTCACGCTTTAGAAAAAATTTATCGACCAACTAATCAAATTAAAACTCTTGATGGTGATGTTATAACTGCACGCGAATTTATTGGTATTGATGAAAATAAGTTTGTTGTTGGTATGAACGCCGCTAATAAAGGTGTTGTTCCTAATCGCAAAGCGTTTGGTGAAAACATTTTGGCATTTTCAATGTTTGCTCAAAAACACGATGATGCTGTTTTGTATTTGCATACAAATATTTTTGGTGCCGGTGGCGGAATTGCTTTATTAGATTTAATTCAGGCAGTTGGTTTGAAACCTCATCAATACAAATTTATCGATCCTTATTTGTATCGAACTGCTTTGGCACCAGAAATTGTTGCTGCAACTTATACAGCGATGGACGTATTGTTAGCAGTTTCAATGGGAGAAGGATTTGGAATTCCAACTCTTGAGGCACAAGCCTGCGGAACACGCGTTATAGTTTCAGATTTCGCTGCTTCGTCAGAATTGGTTGGTGAGGGTTGGTTAGTTGAGGGTCAACCATTTTGGGATCCTATGCAAAAATCTTTTTTCTTTACCCCATCTGTTCCATCTATTGTTGATCAACTTGAAAAAGCGTATAACAACGGTAGATCGCGTAGTGATCGCGCAATTGAGTTTGCTAAGTTGTATGACGCTGATGATATTTTTGAAACACACTGGAAACCGGTGCTTTCAAAACTTCTTAGCAAATAGGGTTTAAAAGCAAAATAAAGGCAAAATTAGGCACTTTTAGTTATGAGGGATACAAAGATGATACCTGCAATGATTGTTCCTGTTTTAACACGTCACGATTTGTTATACAGAATGATTGAATCAATTAATTATCCGATCAAAGATTTAGTAATCATTGATAACGGTGCACGCGATCACGATTGGTCGCCTAACTGGAATCAATGGATTTCAAAAGTTTGGCATTTAAAAATGCCATCAAATCTTGGTGTTGCTTCTTCTTGGAATCTTGGAATTAAATCTTTACCGATGAGTGAATATTGGTTAATTTCAAATTTTGATGTTGAGTGGGGTGGCGATAGTTTAAAAATGTTCGCGGAACAATCTGCTGCAGAAAAACTTGTTTTATCAAATGGTGCTCCTGAGTGGTGTGCATTTTCGATCGGTTGGGAAATTATAAATAAAGTTGGTTTATTCGATGAAGCATTTCACCCTGCATATTTTGAAGATAATGACATGAAAAGACGAATCATAAATAAAAATATGGAAATAGTTCAATCATTTATTCCAATTGCTCACGATAATTCTTCAACTTTAAAAAATGGTTTTCAAAAAATAAATGATATAACTTTTAGCGATAACGCTAAACATTGGCAAAACAAACAAGATAATGAAGATTTTTCTGAGGGTGGTTGGCAATTACGTCGTAGAAGAAAAAATTCATGGGATTAAGAGTTTATACAGGTGGAACTTTTGATTTATTTCATGTTGGTCATTTAAATCTTTTAAAGCGTTGTCATGAAATTGCTGGTCCTAAAGGTCAAGTAATTGTGTCTTTGAATACTGATGAGTTTATTGAAAAATACAAAGGTAAAAAACCTTTAATGTCTTATGAAGATCGAAAAGCAATACTTGAATCATGTCGTTATGTTGATTATGTTATGGAAAATTATGGTGCAGAAGATTCAAAAGAATCAATTGTTTTAGCACAACTTATAGATATTGTTGCCATTGGTTCAGATTGGGCGCGTAAAGATTATTATAAACAAATGAACTTTACACAAGATTGGTTAGATGATCAAGGAATAAGTTTAATTTATATTCCTTATACTAAAGGAATTTCTAGCACTTTTATTAAACAAAAAATATGATTGTTATTGGTACAACACCTGGACGAGAAAATTGGCTTAATGATTGTTTAAGTTCTTTAAATAAACCATGTTTAGTTTTGTCAGATTTTTCTTATGAATTAGGAAAAATAAATTGGTGTAAAAAACATGTAAATAAACCATTTTTTTTCTTTCAAGATTCTGTTGTTTTCAAATCAACTGATTGGATTGATGAATTGTTTGATCGTAAAAAAAGTGTTGCCTTAACTAATGATCCAAGTTCTTATGGAATGTATATGGGCATTTATGATCCGATTATTTTGAACATGGTTGAAATCCCAAAAGTTGAAAATAAAGCCGAGGCAATAAAATATGAAATTGAATGGACAAATAAATATGTTAATTATGCTGTTGATGTCGATATTGCTTTTCCTGAACTTCGTGATTCTAGTGCTAGTGGTAAAGAAGTTAGGCATGGGCGAGAATGCCTTATTTTAGAAAATGAGTATCTAATAAAATATAAAGGTAATTGGGGACAAAAACCTGCTATAGACTAGATTCATACAGTTTTGGAGTTTTATGGCAATTACAAATGGTTACGCAACTTTAACCCAAGTTAAAGCGGCGTTAAGAATAACTGATAGCACAGAAGATTCATTGCTTGAATTAGCAATCGAGGCTGCCTCAAGAGCAATTGATGGTAATACGCAACGAAATTTTTATAGCGCTGGAACAGCAGTTAGATATTTTGCTGCTGAAGATGATTTTGTTTTATTAACAGACGATATTGCCGGAACAGCAGTAACGATCCAATCAGCAAATAATGCTGACGGTGTTTATGACACAACATGGGGAACAGATGATTATCAACTTGAACCATTAAATGGAAATTCTGATGGGATCGCTTGGCCGTATACAAGAATTCGTGCAATCGGTGACTATTTGTGGCCAATTTCAGGTGGCGAAGCATTAATTAAAATTACAGGTGTTTGGGGTTGGAGTTCAATTCCGGTCGCTGTAACACAAGCATGCGTAATTCAATCTTCAAGAATTTATAAACGTCTTGATTCACCTCTTGGTGTTGCAGGATTTGGTGACATGGGAGTTATGCGTGTAACACGCGATCTCGATCCTGATGTTGCTCAACTGATCGGCACGTATCGTAAGGTTAGAAACATTGGCTAACATAACCAATATTCGCGCTGGTTTAGCAACAAGACTTGCAACAATTTCTGGTTTACGTGTTGCAGCAGAACAACCAGACAATCCAAATCCACCTATTGCAATTATTATTCCGGATTTAACACGCTACGACGACACATTTCAACGTGGTATGGATACAACAACTTTTAGAATTATTCTTATTGTTTCAAGAGCAGCAGAAAAATATGCTCAAAAAAAATTAGATACTTATGTTTCAACAACAGGTTCAACAAGCATTAAAGCAGCAATCGAGGGTGATCGAACTCTTGGTGGAACTGTTTTTGATTGTCGCGTTACCGAGATGAGAAATTATGGTCAAATATCTGTCGGAGATGTGACATACTTAGGTTGTGAGTTTATTGTACTCACTTACGCGTAAGAGAGAAAGAAGAAAATAAAATGCCGAAATTCGCCGCAACGGATTTCAACGTATTAATTAACGGAAGCAATTTTTCAACTAGCCTTAACTCAGTTGAATTAACTCTTTCAGCAGACGACTTAGAAACAACAGCGTTTGGTGGAGAGTGGAGAACCAGAATTGCTGGTTTAAAGTCAGGATCAATAACTTTAAACTTCATGCAAGATTTTGGTTCTGCTTCAGTTGATGCAACGTTGTATCCACTTTTTGGAAGCAATGCCACAGTTGTAATCAAACCAACTTCAGCAACTGTTTCCAGCACAAATCCCGCTTATACCGCTGTGGCTTTAGTCACCGCTTATAGCCCTTACAGTTCAAGTGTCGGAGATATCGCTACACTTTCAGTAACTTGGCCTACCACTGGCACAGTTTCAAGAGCAACTGCTTAAGGAAAAAAAATGTATTTAAACCTGCGCATTACATTAAAAGATGAAAGCACTCGCGACGTTAAAGCAGAGTGGCCAGACTTCATTGCATTTGAAGATCAATTTGATGCACCAATAACAGTTGTTTTCGATTCAAAAAAAGTTAGATTAAAACACACAACTTGGTTATGTTGGTACAACGAATTTAGAAAAAAAATAACAACAAAAGAATTTAATGAATGGTCAGAAGAAATTGCGTATTGTGGTTTTATCCCCGATAATGAGGTTGAAGATATAAGCCCCCTGGAGAGCAAAGCGCGCACTGGCGCTTAATCCATCTCGCTTACGAATTTCATTTAAATCCAAATGATCTTTTAAATTTATCACCTAGAATTGTAAGAACAATGGAACGCTATTTGCGCTGGCGTCTTACTGAAACAAATAATCGATCGAGGAAATAAATGGCTATTGAACAATTATCTTCTGACGCTAATGGAAGTATTCGTTTCGATGGTGCCGCTGAACTTATTATGGCTTTACAAAAATATGAGCAAACAGATTTAAAAAAACAACTAATAATTGAATTTGGCAAAATAGCGCAACCTATTGTTAAAGATATAGAATTTTTTCTTCCATCAACTGAAAGTCAGTTATCTAATTGGGGTGGCAAAAACTCGGGTCCGGGATCAAATGCTGGTGTTGAGCGATCCTCAGGTGGATTTCCTATATATAACTCTAGTCGAGCAAAATCCGGTATTAAAGTTAAAAAAGGATTACCGGGCAGACGACCAAGAAAAAACTTTTATTCAAATCTTTTATCTATTTGGCAAACAGATGGCGCTGCAACTGTTTTTGAGTGGGCTGGAACAAAATCAAATAATGCTTTTACAAAAAATTTAACAGCAAAATTTGGTCGCCCGATGAGAGCGTTATTTAAAGCAGTTGATAAAAATTTGCCTGAAGTCGAAAAAGCAACAATTAATGCGATAATGGAAACAGAAAAAGAGTGGAATACTCGTCAAGCAAAAAATCGAGGAAATTAAATGGCATTAATCGCTAGTATTATTTCAACCTTTGATCCTCGTGGTGTTAATAATGCACGTAAATCTTTTTCAGCGTTAACTGATTCAAACGTATCTTCTGCAAAAAAA